AGCTATCTGTTGTCGTGAACCTATATTGAAAGGTATATATTTTGTTTTTGTTTTTAAATCTTTTCTTGTTGGGTCAAAATGTATGCGACCCCACTTTTCTAAATCATTAGCTTCATCTAGTAAAGTATTGTGTAAACACATAGCTTTCTTTACATCAAGATAAAAACCATTCTTTTCTTGTTGGTCTATGATAACTCTTACTTGATGCTCCATATGAATAGAAGACTTAGAAAAACCTTTACCCTCTGTCTTTAAATGATTATATAACTTATGTGTTATATCTACATCTTGTTGACAATACTTTCGTAACTCGTGTGTATAGTGAGCAAAGTTTTCTATAGAACCTTTAGGAAATTTAAATCTATCTCCCCATGCTCCTAGTCCATGACCACCATCTCGCATAGGATTAAATAACTGTGATAGTATTAAAGTATCTAACACCTGTGAAGGTTTAATAGAAGTACCTAATAATCTATTTAATACAGGAGCATCAAAAGATAAACCATTGTGCATAATATATTGGTCAATATTTTTAGACCAATTTTTAAATGAATACATATTACTTGGGTCAAATACTGTATATACATTTGTATCCATATTTTTAGCTACAATACAATTAACTACACTAGCATTTAGTTCGTCTGTTTCTATATCAAGAACAACTTTCACAATCTTTCTCCTCTTTTCCACACCAATTACAAGGCTCACCTTTTCCTACTGCCATTTCAGTTTCTTCTTCTTCACAATAATGCTCCCACATTTCTGGTTCTTTATCATCACTAAATAAAACTTTGTGTGCTTTTACTATCATTCTTTTTTCCTTAAATGTTAACTCTCTTGGTTTATAAACTATTTTGCTTTTAACCATTCTTTGTGTCCTTCTTCCCAACTTGGTTTATCTTCTTTTTCTTTGTGACCCCAATATACTAAATGAAAAGCATCACAATTAGGACAAGATAAATTGGTAACAATAGCATGGTCTTCATCATCTTCACAGTCATGGTCTCCACCCCATATTAGTTCTGTTCCACAATTATAACATCTCATTAGAAAGGCACCTCTTCTGTATTATTTTCTGAATTATAGTCTACTTCGTAAGGATTGTCAATCTCTTTCATACGACCTGTCTCTTTGTTATAATGTAGATGTGTAGCTATACCTGTATCTCCTGTGTATCTATTCTTTAATATTCTTAGTGTTGTTGTATTAGCTTTTACGTCATCAGTATCTTGCTGATTTCTTTCTAATCCAATTACACCATCAGATAGATGAGCAATACTCGCACTACCACGTAAATGTGAAAGTGTAATCTCTTTACCATCTTCGTGTCCTCTATCTCCTGCAGGTCTACGCAAGTGAGATACTAATAACATACCAATGCCTGTTTGTTCTACAAGACTTCGCAGCTTAGTCATCAATACATCAATGGACTTTCTCTCATCTCCTTCATCTTGTCCAGATACAAGGATAGATAAATGGTCTATAAAAATCCATTTACATTCTAATGCTTGTGCCATGTATCTAACTCTAGATAATATCTCATCATTATCTATAGAGCCAAAGTGGTCAAAAGCATGAAACCTATTTGTACCAATGGTCTTATCAAACCATTCTAATATTTGTTCTTCACTATAGTTTTTACGAACTTCATTAATATATAATCTAGCATTAGCTTCAACTGACATAATATTAAATACTGTATTCTTTGTATTTTCTTCTAGTGCTAGTATACCTATATTGTGATTTGTATTTTTAAGTAAATGATGCATCATCTCTCTCATAATAGAAGACTTACCCATACCTGCACCAGACGTAAATGTAATTAACTCACCTGTTCTCATACCATAAGTCTTATCATTTAACTTATGCCAAGGATAAGGAACTGTCTCACAATAATCTTCTTCAAATAATTTTGAACGTAGACTACTAAGATTTACAATACCTGCAGGTGTATAAGATTGTGCGTTCCACCATGCTTGAGAAAACTTTTCTCTCTTACCCATCTTTAGATATTCATTAGCATCTTTAAATTCCATATTCATAATCTTACATTTGTTAGGACTAAACAACTGTGCTACTTTTTCACTAGCTTCTCTGCCTTGTTTGTCCATATCAAATGATATAACTATGTTTTGAAAACTATCTAAATATTCAAATGCTTTTTTACAATCTCTTAATGCTGAACCTGCACCTGTCTTTACAGATACACATGCCCATTTACTACCTAATAACTCATAGGCAGACATAGCATCTACTTCGCCTTCAGTTATGGTAATATATTTACCACCACCTGTAAACAAATTCTGTCCAAACAAAGTAGCTTCAGTTATGTTTCCTTCTACCCACATATTCTTAGTGGCAACATCTCTTACTTTGTTTCCTATGTTAGCACCACTCTCATTGTAGTATTTATAAATGTGGTGTGTATTCATATTACCATTTACTTTTACACTTGTATTATATTTCTGTGCAGTTTCTTTGCTAATATTTCTTTCTGTCAATGCACCTGTTGTACCTACAGTTTTTATAGCACTTTCTGTAGGCATAGGCACTACTTTTTCTTGTTGCATATTCTCTCCAAATCTAGTGTTACAGGAAAAACAATAACTGTAACCTTTAGAATGTTTAACATTCCCATCACTTGAACCACATTTAGGACAAGCACCCCTGTCTAGCCATCTTTTTTCCATAATTCCCCTATCTTATATTATAAAATGTATTTAGTCAATATCAAAAGAACTATCATATAATCTTTTGTATGCACCTATATCAGATTCTGCTCTTTCTTCTATATCTTTTTTAGCTAACTCCATAGCTTCAAAAGGTTCATAGCCTTCTTCTAAATATTCATAGTATCTTTCTTTAACTAACTCTTTCATTTCTTGTTTTAACAAATTCATCTTTCTTCTCTTATAATGAAATTAAATAAAATAAAAAACTAATAAATAAAATTATAGGAAAAATATGATTGACCCATAATTTTTTTTCTTTGCTTTTTTGAAACCACTTACCTGTAGCTTTTAATCTTCTTTCCCTGTCTTTACTCATCTTTAATATGACTTGCATCTGGATTATATAATCCTTTATTAGGTTTATTTTTATCCAACTCTTCTTGTAACTGTTTAATCCTTATATAAGCATAACGAAGTTGTTCCTGTAAATCTCTAATATTTTTTTTTAATATTTCTATTTCACTCATTGTACTGTCATTATTTGAACCCAATCATCTACAAAGGGTTTTAATATTATTCCTCTTTCATCATAAAGTTCTTGCATAAAAACTTTTGCTTCTCGTTTATTTTTAAAATACATAACTTTACCATCTTCTTCTTCTAAAATGTCAGGTAATTCTATATTATTAGGATAAGGTAAAGCTAAAACATACATATCTTTTCTCATATTATTTTTATTATACATTAGATTTCTCATGTAGTCAATACCCAACATAAGGTACAATAAAACACAGAAAATACCATACTAAAATACTTATAAATATCTGCAGCATTTCTTTATTTATGTTTATCATTTTTAATACTCCTCTCTAAGTCCTTGTTTTGTTTACATAATTCGTAGTTAACTTTGTTATCTCTAAGCATATCAAATAAACTATTTAATATAGTTTTTTTAGAAGGTCTTTTATTAAAGTGTAATTCTATTACTACTTTGTATTTACTCATCTTTCTCTCCTGATATAGCACCTATCTTTCCTTTGAAAGGTAATACCTTTGCACTAGGTTTTGTTTCTTCTACTAGCTTTAGGTCTGGGTCAAACTCTATCTCTGGTGGAAACATAAACTCTTCTAGTTCTGTAAACCCACCTATGTGTAGAAATATTTGTGGCACAGTCTTATGTCCTGCTTCTCTAAATCTTTTTATCTTAGGTAGATTATCTAACACTCTCTCTTCATATATCTCTCCTGCTTCATCTAGTAATGCCTTTGCTTTGACACAATACTCGCAGTTCTTTTGTGTGTATATAATGTATTTAATCATATTTATACCTCATAATTTAATATTAATTCTTCATCTTTTTTTATCTTCCTAGAGGTAAACACATTATGAACTACATAATTATCCCACTCTTGTGTTATACCTAGATAACAGTTAGGGTCTTCTCCATGATTTAAAAATCCTCCTAGTGGTGTTCTAATATAATCTTGTATCATAGGTACTTTAATATGTGTGCTTCCTAAGTCTACCTCTGCATCTAAATCTTGTGATGCAAATATACCATGCCCTTCTATATTGCTTTCGTCTATATATACTTCTTCAGGCAAAGGTTTATAATAGAATCTATTATATCTAACTTTCATCTGCTAAGTCCTCCTCTCCTTGTACTATTTCCATTTGTCCATCATCTCCATAGTCTGTACCATCATAATAAACTGTAACATTTACTTTACCATTAGGTATCTCATCAACTTCAGTTGTTGTTCCTACATCTGGTATACCTGCTTCTATGTAACAATCTTGTAACTCTGATTCAGTTAGTTTTCTATCTGATTTTACTGTATACCTTCTAGAATCAGTAGACCATTCTTCTACAACATATGTATATTTACTCATCTGCAAACTCCTTTTCTGTTTCCATTCTAAGTTTCATATTAATAACTTCTAGCAACATACTTGTAGCTACATTATGACTAGGTGCAGTATCATATGCAAGGTCTGCTGTTTGCATTTGCATAGCCATTATCATATTAGGCACAGATACTCTGTTCTTTAACTCATCAAACATATCAATAATATATTCTCTTGCTAAATCTATCTGACCTTCATCATTAAGTTTCCTTACTGTCATAATATTTCTCCTCTATGTCCTTCAGCTTGTAAGCATAGTCTATTATCTCTTCATGACTATATCTTTCAGTAGCATCTATACCTACTAATGCTTCGCATAGTTGTTTATATTTTTCAACATAATATTTTGTTTTAATATTGTCACTCATCTTCAATCTCCTCTATAGTTATCTCAGTTTGTCCATCAGCTTCTATAACAGTTTCTAGTTTACAATTATTTAAATTATAATTGTCTAGAAAATAAAATTGTATAGGACTATCTGGGTCACAAAGTTCTAATTGTTTTATAAACTCTTTAACCTTCATCATCACTCTCCTCTATACTTGTTATATAAAACTCCTCGCCATTATGTGTGAACAATCGTTCTGGATTGTTGTCTGCTTCATAAGTGCGACCTCTATCTTCTGCACTATCTCTATCTTTAGAATTTATTTCTTTTTTATAGTGCAAAACTTTTTGTGCATATATGATAAACTTAGCCACGTTGCATATCCTTTGATTCATACTTAACAAACTTTACTTTCATTCTATCATCTGGGTCTGGGTGTGGAAAGCCAAAGTGTTCCCATAACTCTGGACACTCATCTCCATATATCCAACCCCAAGTAATCTTAGGTTTCTTTTTATAAGCTTTTGTTGGCATCTCTTTTATCCTTCTTCCATTTTGTAAAGTCATCTAGTTCTTGAAAGTGTGTCACTAACATATCAAGTGATTCACACGCACCTCTATACTCTGCTGTGCTATGGCTATCATTACCTTCATACCACTCTGACTTAATATCTTTTACTGCATTTTTTAATCTTTGTAAAGTTATATTCATATCTTATCCTCCTTTGGTATAGGAAACCATTTTATAAAACCTTTTGTTGAATATGTATACTTCAACCTTGCTTTGTTGTCAACATATATAGCAGTAGTTTTATCTTTATATTTGAGTTGCATATCACAACCTAGCATAGACCATAGTCCTTGATGCAGTTCCCAATGTTGTGTTGGTGTTAGATTACGTTCTTGTCCCATATGACTTGTCCTTTCTTAATTAGTTCCATTACTTCCTCTTTGGTTGCAGAAGGTTTATGCACCTTCCAATTACCTTTTTCGTTAGGTAATGTTTCTACAACAAAGTCACCATCTGTATTGTGTCTGAAGATACCCATATATAGTTCTTCTACAATCTCTACGTATTCTTTCTGAGTATACTTAGATACATCTATCTCTTGTACAAGTGTAGCAAAGTGTTGTACATTTACTTGTTTAAATCTTTTACTCATCTACAATCTCCACTTCTGATTTGTTAAAATATAATTGATTATCTTTTGCTATATCTTCAACTTCTACAAGAACTTCGTTAGAAAATTCACGAAGCACTTTGCCATAGAACTCTTCACTTCTTATTCTAACTCTTTTATTTAGATACATTTATATCTCCTTTCTTTCTAAATGGAATGTCTGGTATAGTTATAACCTCTGCATCTGTTTCTATCCATACCTTTGCACCACAAGATAAAGGTTTGTCTGGACTATACACAACCTTACATTCTCCAAGTATATGCACTTGATGTCCATAGGTATTACTTTTGTATGTCTTTACAGTAATCACAGGTTCTCTTTTATTATTCTTGTGATTAGATTTAATAACGTGTTGGTTTATGTGTATATATTTTTTCATAATGAGTCTACCTCAAACTGTTCATATTTAGGAATAATAACTGCAACAGTACCATTAATAGTATCTCCAACAAGTTGTTTTTTATTTCTATACCAATAATATTGGTACATCATTGTTGCTCTTTTATTCATAGGTCTACCTTTTAGTTTAGCTTCTTCATCTATCCACATCTCTACAGTTCTTTTCTTTACACCTCTATTTGTGTCTATCTCAATAACACCTTTTACTATCTGAATGGTATCTGCCATTATCTTAGGATAGATTTCTTTGAAGGTAGGTTTCTTTCTAAATATCTCATCTAACATTCTATCAGATGTAGCTTGTAATATTAATACTCTGGTCGCCATTATCCTCTCCTTTGTTATGGTTAATATCTTTCTTCTAAAAAATCAACATACTCGTGTCCTTGCTCAATAGACCAACCAAGTTTGTTGCATACTTTCTGAATATCAGAATGTATTTCTTGTTCTGTTCGTAGTGAACCTACAGAAACAGTATACTCATATTCGTTAGCTAAATTTACTAACTGTTTTTTTAACTCTGATTCTTCCTTCCATTGTTTTATTTCATTTGCTACTTTTATTAACTCTTTCATATACAAGGCTCCTCTCTATCCATATCTGATAAGTCTTCTAAATGGTATCCATCATAATTATCTGAAGGGTCATGCTCACATTGTGCATTGTACCAATCTTCATAACACTTATCTGCTTTTGCTTTAGCATTTTCATCTACTTCTTTAACTTTATTTGTTATAAATTTATGTAGGTACATACTAAAAGACCTAACTAAATTATCAGAATCTTCTGCTTTTATTTCTATCATTAATCTTTCCAATGCTACTTGTATAACATCAGCTAAATCTTTTTTAGATATACAATCTTCAACTAACTCTTCATACTTATCTTCGTTATGCATTTAGTACCTCCTCTTCTAAATATTCTATCTCTTCTTCAACATAAGTGCATCTATCAAGTTCACTATCTCTAATAGATACATCTTCTACTTCTGAACCATCTGGTTTACTATAACTCTCTGATTTATTTCTTGCTATATCTTCAGCTTCATCTTGAGTATAAGCATCAACTATAAACTCTTCAGTAACTGTTTTATCTATGTAGACTCTCCAAGTTCTAGGATTATCTTTTAGCTTTTGTTTTTCTTCTTTTGTTAATGTTTCTTCTTCTATCATATTATCCTCTCATTTCTATATAGATTATACATACTTATAAAAGTGTGTCAAGTTATTTTTTCAAAGAGCTACAATTTACTCAATTGAGTAAATCATAACTCCTTGTTTTCTCACTCACTTTATAAATGATAAATCATATCCACCATGCTCACGCATAGCTTCAATGATTTGTTTTTTAGAGAACGAACCATTAGCAATCATTAAGTTGTAAAACTCTTTGCTCATTTCTGTTCTCTCTTTTTCTTTGTTTTTATCAAAGAAACCTTTTATAACTTCACCCATTATCTCTCCTTTGGTTTTGCAAATGTTCCATCAGAATCTCTACCATTTTTTATAAGAGTATTGATGTAACCTTTATTGTAATGATACTTACTGTCACCATATCTTTGTGTAGTTCTTTCACAAGATACTGCAACATTTCTATCGCTAAATACTTGTAAGTTTATTTTAGTTACCATTATGTCCTCCTTGCTTTTGCTATGTTGTACCAAGTGTTTAATAATATTTCTGCTTCTTCTTCTGCACCTTCTACTTCATTAGATATAAATTCTATAGACTTCCAAGCTAAATCCATAGGGTCGCCATGCGAATGTCTAACTTGATAAGCACTATGTTTACTTATATCTCCTACCTTTTTAAATGCTTTTGTCATTTATGTTCTCCTCTATTCTGTATCCTAAATTAGTTAATAAATCCAATATCTCTAACAAGTTTCCTTTAGCAACTAATTCATTATCTTCATTGTATATTGTATATTCTTTAGTCATTTGTTTCTCCTCACATTTATCATAATATTTATCATACACTTTATTGAGTGCTTCTTGTACTGCATCTGGTAAAGAATCCCACCACTCATTAATAGTGATTTCTAGTTCTTTATAAAGTTTATAGTTCACTTTGTTCTCCTTATTATGGTTAATGAATAATGATGGTAATGTTTTTCTTAACTTTGCTACTTGTTCCACTACACATCATACAGTCTGCACAAGATACTAACTTCTTACC